AGCGAATACCCGTTCTCCCTCACATAACCATGCTACCATTTGTGTTTTACTTGTTTGGGAAGGTACGGCATCTCCCGTTACCTCCATGACTTTATCTAATACTGCTGATATGTATATTGTTGACATTTATTGTTCTCCCCAATTAATTCCACCAGGTAATTGAACTGGACTCTTTTTGTCTCGTTTTGAAAGGTACAAATCTACGGTGGTATTAAGATAATATTCAATTTCTAATAAAGACTTGCCTTGTATAAGCATAAAAATACCTTCAATTATAGCAATATCAAATTGCTCATTATACGGCAATACGCCTTCTGGTTCTGTAATTGTTGCCGGTTTTGCAAAATAATCACCTTTAATGACTATTTCTGCGCTTGTTGAAGGGTATATGTATATGTTGGCATTTTTAACCCTATAATAGCTTGGCTGTCCACTTGAAACATATGAAATTTCAAGTGCTTTTCCTGTTGACGGCTTTAACATCCAAGTATAGCCTTCAATATAAGGCTCGCTTATTAGCCCCCAAAAATCATCGGGAAGCTCGCCGTATGCGCCAGCCGCTGCAACCGTTACGTCCAATTCGTCGGAAATAATGTCTGAATTTCTATAATACATTCTTCCTGCAAGTATTTTTATTACATGATTCAATAAATCATAATAATAATTAGGGACTATACCGCCCCTTGCTTGTATTATATTTGCTATTTCTACAGCAGTTGACATATTTTTAATGTGAGGGCTGTTAAACCCTCACATCCTTTTAAGTAAGTGTTATTACAAAAGTGACATCAGCCGCTATCGCATTTGTTGAAGCATTATTTGTAAGCAATTTAATCACGCTCCCAACTGCAACAGTATTATTATCAGCCGGAATGCATGAATCAACGTCCCCTGCTGCTGACCCATCATAGCCAATTGTAATCGTTTCCGTTATATTTGTGCCACCATCAACACTGGCTGTTAAAACTGCATCCGCTGTGGCTATTGTGCCTTCCAGGGCAGTGTAAATCAAACTCAAAGTCCCAGCAACAGGGCTTACAGCGTATGCCGCACTTCCCGCAGTGCTGACATCGGCTATTTTCCCTGTCAACACAAATGTATTAAGCTCTTCCGTTGTTGCAAGAAGACCGCTAAGTTTATCAATTTCGTCTTTGCTAATAACCCCACCGGCATATGCTTCTAAAATCCCTCTTTCTGTTGTCATAATATTCCCCTTTTTAATCTATTGTCAGGAAAACGGGTTTATATTCACCTGAAACACTCGCTGTACCATACTGCCAGCCAACTTCAGGGATATCAACATCAACAGATGCGGACATAGCCTTTAAACTTCCTGCTGTTGCTCCAAGTACCATTCTTGTGCCAACAGCTTCAGTGCCAGAACCAAGACATGCCGCAACCCCATGTGTTTGCGCCCAGTAATAATAAGCTGCTGTTACAGCCACAACGGGAACGCCAACAGGAATATTTTCTTCAGTTGCGCTTTCCACGGTAGCCATCCAAGGGGAATGAACAAGGGTATATTCAGAACTTGTGGTAAGGGCAACCTTGATACCTTCCTCAATCGTTATGTCAATTGAAGTTCCAGCCGCTACCACTGAGCTTGCTACAATCGGGTAAGAATACCCTTCACCGGCTGCATCGTTTATCTGAAAAAAACCGCCTGTAAAATAATCCTCTGCATAAGTGGCTGAATCAATAGTCAGTGTTATAACTTTTGTACCAACCGCTGTGGCAGGACAAGTCTTATTCATTACTGTGGATGCAATCTGTGCAGCTACACCCATTTTACCAGCCGACAAAGCCCCTGCTCCTGCTTTTGCATACCGGAATTTACGTCCATCAGCAAGCATTCGAATAGAGCCTACCCTTTCTTTTCTTGTTGAAGAGATTTGATAAATCCCCTGTGAAAACCCTGATCTTTTCATTGGTGCTGTCATAATATCTCTCTTTCGGAAGCCTTATGGTTAAGCTCTCACTACGCTTCCTGTAGGTTTATGAGAGCTAAAAGTAAAAAATTAACCCGTACAGCCAGAATACATTATCTGCGCTTTACGGTTAGAACAAACTGCATTGCCGTCAAAATAAATCTTCATTGTTTTATCCTCTGCACTATCAGGAATCTTGCCCCATTTTGAGCGCTGGAATAATCCGCTTTTATGAACTGCGAACCCATAAAAATTGGTGTTAACACCGCCCATGTAACCGGCAGGGCAATAATCGTCTGCAAAAATATCTTTGCTTTCAAACCAAATTCCAATAAATCCGGCTTTTACAGACTCGGATTCTTTGGTGAACCGCTGCTGAAGCTGGAGAATACTGGAGATTTTGTTCCAAAGAGTTTCAGTCGTTACAACTAAATCCGGCTTCCCACCTTTTCCGTCTCTAATTTTTGCAGCGGAGGACATCTCTCTTATAGCATCGAGAGTTATAACACCACCATGATCGATTCTTTTACCTTCCCAGGGCTTTGTGCCGTCACTTGCCACAAGATCATCCTCGGCAAGTCCACCGTATGCAGTTGTTGCAGTTTCGTTACAACATGCAAGTAGCCCTGTAAGCCTTTTGTTTGAGCCACCAGCATCGTCATAAAAACTGTTAGCAAGGAGCTTGGTGAGAGATTTCTGCGCTCCACCTACTCTCTGCGTTACAAGCTGTACCTGTGCTTCCGCTCCACTATTTTTCAATCCGTCAATCCGGTAAACAGTTGCATTGCCATAGGCATGTTTCCAGTCAAAATAAGCTGCGGTAATAGATTCTTTATCGTCAGAACTTATCGTCTCACCTTTTGAATAAAAATCTGCTTCCTGACCATCATATTCAAGCGGTATCCTTATTTTCTCACCACCTGAAGGACGCTCCCAAATGCCTTTTTTCTGTTTCAAGAACCAGTTTAAAAGAAAAGAGGTATCAAAATAAATGTCAACCGCCTTCCCACCCTCTACCATGAAATAATCATTTGTAATTGATTCTAATTCTGCATAAGTTAAGCTCATTATATTTTTCCTTTCTACAAAGAAGCTGTCCTTCTCTGTAATAGCCTCTGCGCTAACACTGATGTTATCCCACCAAATGCTTTTGGATTGGCAAGTTCAGGTGGAATACTATCTTGTTTTCCTCCTGTTGCTGCCGGTCCCGAAGGGAGTACATCAATACTGCGCTTAGCTTTAAAATTTTTAATTAATTTCGTTTCCGTTTCCGCTACTGCCTTTTTAACGGCTTCATCAATCTGACTTTTCACACTTTCCTGGCTCGTTTGTGCAGTCAAGGCCATGTGTGCTGATAAAGCATTATGCCCAGGGTTTTTTTGAACAAACTCTCTCAAACTGCCATCGTCAAGCATTTCATCAAAGCTCGGATTTTTTTCAGCATAATTATCAAACACTTCATTCAGTTTTGTCTTTTCTAAACGTGCCTGGTTCTCCTGCGCCATCCTTGAAATAACCTGTGATTCAATCTTTGCAGCAAACTTTTCCAAAAATTCTTTAGGGTTTTCGTCAAATTCTTGCGTGACAGAATCGTCATCGCTATAATCTTCTAAAAAATCTGTCGGAGTATTCGCTTCAATCTGACTGTTGGCATGAGATAATTGTTCCTGCAAGGCTTTATTCTCTTGCTCGGCAGTTTTCATCCGGTCGTTCATCTGCCTGAACCTGGGACTTTGTGAAAACCTGTCATCTGTTTCAGCGGAGGGTTTTTCCTCTTCTGATTTTGTTTCAACAGCAGGTTTTTCTTCTTTTTCCGCAACTTCTGTTTCAGGAGTTTCAGTCTTTACCGTCTCTTCAGACGTGGCTTCAACACCTTCTGGAATTACCGGGAGCTCCACAATAGTGTCAACAAATTCCTGATCTTCGTTGCTGGACTCAACTGACGAGGCTGCTTCCACTTCATTTACCGTCTGTGTGTTTTCTGGCATTTTATCCCCTTAATGTTATTGAATTACGTTCCATATGTCTCTCCAATACTTTTTTTTGTAAACTGCTTGTATCTACTGTATTATGATTAATTGGTTTTTCCCCTGGTTCTAAAGGTCTTATTCCGTTTGACTTCATCATTCTTTCGTAGTTCAGCCGTGTAGGATTTTTTTTAAACTCTGTATCTGCCCTTGAATCACCTACCACATCGCACACATTTTTAAGCCAAGTTGCATCTTGATTGCCCATATAAGCGCCTGAGCAAGTTATAATTCTATTTGCTTTGTCCTCGCAAGAAATACACTTGATAGTATCACTTGAAACTGGCTGTATTGATTCAAATATATGTCCGCATTTCTTACACTGATAATCATATAATGGCATTTATCACACTTTCTTATTATTTGATTTTAACCCTTTTTCATTGTACGGCCCTTGACTGTTTTTATTCACTTCCTGCATCAGCTTTGTTGAGCTGTCTAAATCTCTAATATCTAAATCTCTTACTGTTTTCTCAGTATCAAGATCCAACTTTCTTTTTTCTAATTCCATTTTTTCAGTATCAAAGCCGATTCCTTCAGACTTAACTTGCTGGTCAACCTTCTCAGACATTGTTTTTTCTTGAAGAAGCGCAACCTCTGCCATAATCTTCTGTATATCTGCCTGTGTTTTGGCTAATTCTGCTTGCTCCGCTGGTGGTACTTCCGGCTGTTGCTGCTGTTCGCCCTGCTGCATAAACTCAGTTAATACTGCCATGGCTGGAGGCATTTCACCCTTTTCAATGTCTTGCTGAATATCCTTAACATCCAAAGAAATAATTGCTTGAAAATACTCCATCAACTCTGGAGGTACACCGGAAGCGGACAATTTCTGCATTGCTTCACCAACCGGTCCCGCATTCATACGATCAAGAACTTTTTTTCTGTCCGGCCAATCAAGCTTTTTTAACAACTCAGGTCTGTCTATTGCTCCTCTTTCATATAGAGCTAAAGCCTCGTCCCTTTGCTGAATCTTTGAAATCGGCATTGTTGAACCAGATACAACCATTAACTTTGCCGGTAAAACTAAATCCCTGCCGTTAATAGACAAGGGAGTGTCCACCCCTTCATCCTGGTAGCTTATCCATCTGTCTTCTGTATACCAATTCTGAACGTGAGATAGAAACATCCTGCCTCTATCTCGTATCATCCGGCAATAATTGCTTGTTTTGTTTTTGGACATTATCTGAGCTTGTTCTAACAAGGCTGCTATAGCCTTAAAAGCTATAACGTCCCTACCAGGTGCTTGTGCTTGTTCAAGATCAAATGTTCCGGCAACTGAAAAAAACAAATCCTTGTATAACTCAATCGCTTTCAAAATGTCGTGATAATCTTGCGGCCCGGGCATATACCCTATACCCTTGCCATGCTCCGCCGTTGACGGTCTTATGATTGAAGCATAATTTGTAAATTCTTCGTCCCTTACACCGCTGTTTGCCGGATTTATTAATTTTCCCCTGGCTGCCTTATCCTTTAATAACGTGTACTGGCTAATGCTTTTATCAATTTCTTTTTGCAATCCTTCAAGCTGTTCAAAGTCTGACATGCCCCACGGACTGTAAGTGTCCTTGATTGAAGGTGTTAAAATAAAAGGGAATTTATCATATAAATACGTTATCTGAGCTTCTTCATCCGGCATCTCTGGGTTAATTGACGGGTTGTTCTGATCTGATAAAACTACCTTCCCGCCATTGCACACTGTTATTTTTCTAATATATCCAGTATATTTTGGGGTAGACTCAACAGCCTTTTGTCCTTCATGCTCAACTGGTTCAGATTTCATAGTGTAATCTCGTACCCACATTTCGCATACGATTAATTCATCACCATCTGTCTTGCCACTACCATCAAAATTCAATACCTTTTTCACAACCCCTGCAAGAGTTGACAAATACCCTGCGCTGGTCTCTGCGCCTGACATACCGCCCTTGATCTCTCGCCTGTCATCGCCTAATTCCTGAAGCAATTCCCTGTCCCCTGAAATATTGGCTGCTTGTTTTGGCCATCTGCGCCTTGCTTCCCGTAATGACATAGGCCAGAAATGTAAATTAGCCTCTGCCTTTTTTATATTTCTGCAATTAACCGGATAAAAGCCGAAATAAAATGGGTCAACCGTTTCGGTCTCAACTTCACCTAAACCCCATTCTAATTCAGGGTTGAAAATAACTTTCTCTATACAACAACCGTATGTTTCACCATTATTCACTGAACTATCAAAAATATCCTGCTGCTCAGTTTCTCGCCACCAAAAGTCAGTTAATTTCAATAAGCTATCAAATTTCTTATTATCTTCCTGCTCTTCGCCTGTTATTATTCTTGCAATATCAAATGTAGGGTTATTCCCTGTAATCATATTACAAGTTCGCTGCCTATGTTTATACAATAAGTTAGCCGCAACCAATGCAACGCCCTGATTGTTTTTAGTATTCTTCCAATGCTTGTTTTTCCCTAACTCATAGAAATGAGCCCATTTCGCCGGTAGACCTAAGTCTTGCTTGTCCTGTAATACCTCATTTAGGATATCAAACACCTTGTACCCTACCTTTTTATCACCTTCAGGCGGTATTAATTCCTCATACGTTAAGTCTTGCGGCATTGCTTTTTCCTTTTTCTATTTCCATGCGCACCCGTGATACAGGCTTTGCTTTCTTTTTAATAGCCTTCCTTACAGGCTTTTTTCCTACTTCAATAAATCCCTTATCTGTCAAAACCCGTTCTTCTTGCTCTATTGGTCTGTACCCGCACATGGGACACTTCATATATTTCCACTCAAGATTCTGCAAGAACGGCTGTGGGTGTGATTCTGATAATGGCAAAAACATATCACCTGTTACCGGCAAACAAAGCTTGCTTTCGTCTACACCAGCTAATTCCATTGTGCATGTTTCGCATATTAGCTTTTTCATTGTATTGTATTAATCCTGTCAAATGTCGGCGCATGGTCTGCTTCTTGTCGTAAACTCTCCTGAAAAACATCAACCTCCTCTATGCCTTTATTTTTTTCTGGTCTTATATCGGGCAATATGGAAGGCGGTTTGTAGGGTAAAACTGTTAATCTGCCTAAAAACACGCCTATTGCTAAAAATATGATTGCAATTATTATAATGTCATATTGTGCTAACCATATCATTTTGCTGCTCCTCTTGCTGATGTAGGTATTGATCTGACTCCCGATACTGCTCTTCTGCATATCTTTCGTATGTATTCGTATTTCCTTTTTTCAAGGTTTCAATTCTCTTGTCAGTATCGGACATTTTCTTTTTCGGCTCATGGCCTGACAATGGCCTGGCCATGCAAATATGGCACGCTTCATCAAAACAATTATGAACAATAATACCACCTTCCACGGCAAACCCATGCGTAAAAGCAGCGTCTAAACAATAAACATCAGCCATCCCAAATGGTTTAACATTTTTTACTTTTACGCTTTGCCCATGCAACTTTTGCAGCACAAGATTTTGAACAAGTTTTTCCGAATCCAAAATATTCATTCCCACAAACTGGGCAAACTCCTTTTTTTCTTTTGGACAGTTGCCAGGCTCTTTGTTGACATCTTCTTGAACAATATTTTGAAAAGCTAAACCCTTTAAATTCTTTGTTGCACAGCTTGCAAGTTCTTTCAAACGTTTTGTTATTGATTTTATCCTTGCAATTCTTCTTATATTGTTGTTTGTGCCACTCAATTCCTTCTGGGCTTCCATGCCAATTAGGTGCAGCAAGTTGTCCTGCATTTGCCCATTTGGCGTGATCAGCTTTTTTTGCATGATATGACAAATGTTTCTTTGCTGATAAGCATTCCAAGTTTTCAATTTGGTTGTTGCTTCTGTCTTCATCTTTATGATGGATATGAAAGCCTTTTGGGATTGTTCCGTTAAAATATTCCCAAACTGTCTTATGAAGTCTTTTGCCTTTTGTTTGGTAATAATTTCCGCACAGCCAAAACCGTTCCCCATTAAACTTTTGCGTTGTTTCGTTGACCTTTTCAATTTGCATAATATATCCTCCTTTATATTTTTATTTGAGGGTATACTAATATGGCAAGCTTCATTTGTCAATTTTATTGCTTCTATCCAAATGCCTTTTTCCGTTAAAAATCTGTGATCTGGGGTACATTTAACGGAAACTCCATTCTCGAACGACACTTTTACTATTGTTACATTTTTCTGCATACACTTACAGTTATTGTAATTAGTCCAGTAACCTCCAGCAGTTAAAACCTTGCCAGTAGTACCAACCATTTTTTTAATTGGAAACTGCCCCTTATCTGTTATAACAAAGGTGTCTCCACACAAGCAATGTTCTTCCTGCCCATCATCCAAAAATTCTGGGTCTGACTCTCCGACGCACAACGCCGGTATTGTTCTGATAAATTGGGAGCAACTACGGTATACCATTAACATCGGCATTTCATCGTCGCTCGGTGTTCTTAATCGTTCCCGAAATTGCCTGATTTTCAAATGCCTTGACGGGTCTCCTGGAGACATATGTATTCCATGCTCTGCAAATACTTCGGCTGTTGACGGCCCCTGCCCACCACCCTTGTAATCAGGTTTCTTTGAAAAGCAATCCGGGCCGGAAAGTCTTGTTATTCTTCTATTAGATATACCTAATTTCCGCTCTCGTTCTAATATCCCTATTGCAATATCTGTATCAGATAGGCGTAAACCTGTGTTAGGCGTACCATCCCAGCCGTACCACTCTGCAAATCTGTAAACTCTGTTGTCTGCATCTACCCACCACCACGCCCAGGAAAATGGCGCTCCGTATCCCCAGTCAAATGTTGTGTAAATTTCTGCCCAGTCCGATACTGAAAAATCATTAATGACATGCCGTTCAGTACTGAAATTGAAAGCTTGTCCAATAAAAACATCCCAGTCCCCGTCCAACCAGGCTTTTCTGAGTGTCGGGTCTTGAATTGACATTAATCTTTTCACATATTTCGGATCATTCTCACATAATATCTTATTATCTGCTAAGAATGAAGGGATATACACCCTCGACTCGCCTGCATGATCATAAAAAACAGTTCTTGGCAGTAACTCCCCAAGCTTGAAAAACTCTTTGACTTCATTGTGCCCCGGCCCCCCAGGATTGCCCGTGCCAAACATTCTGCAAGGGACACCGGCAGGACTACGATTAGAGCCTTTCAGCTTATCAACCATCCTTGTGAAAAACGGGAAAGTCGTACATTCATCTACACTTATCTCGCAGTACTGATGCCCTACAAAATCATTGACCATCTCGATCCTGGATATTGCCGGCATTGTAATTTGTGCGCCATTTTTGAAACGAATAAAATTAGTCTGCTGGTCTCCGCCAATCCGCTCAGCTGGCAAACCTTCTGAAATTAATCCATTAAACCTGCGCCTGATTTCTGCAAAATCTTTGTATTTCCTACGTATTATTAAACCGTTCCAATCTTTTCCGTACTTTTCTGCGCCTGCAAGTTGCCTACCTATTAAGCAATCCGATTTTCCACCGCCCCTGGAGCCACCAAAAAACGTGAAGTCCGCAGGACATACTGATGCTGCAGCTTGCGGTCCGGGTTGCGGTTGCCAAATTGCCATATTATTTTTTACCCTCAATTGTCTGTTGAGCTGCTTCTGCCTGTTGCTTTTCCCACTCTGCAATCGTTTTCGGTTCAAGGGGCATGGCTGTTATTGCTATTGCTCCGCCGTCCTTGCCTGTGAGCTCAACTTTATCGCTTATTTTACCCTCTGTCCTATCTAAAAAACTGTTTTGTGCTGTTGTGTTGCCTTTTTTTGCTTCTTTCAGCATTGCATCATATACACTTGCTCTCTGATCACTACTATTTTGTTTTCGTAATTCCAGACCTTCATTTTTTATTTTATCAATTTCACCAACTTTGAAATGTTTTCTTATAGTATTTGGATGCACCCCTAACGCTTCGCCTACATCTTTCATACTTTTAGGCCACGGATTATCCCAAATTGCTAAATATGCCAGCAGGTTATTTTTGTGACTTTCCTTTGCCCCTCTATAATTTGCCACTTTTTTTATACCTTTTAATATAGTTTTTCCCAATCAGTCAAATAGGCATTCCCAATACTAAATTAACCCGTATCATCTACAAATAAGTATGTCAAGTATTATTTTTTGTACATAATATTTCGACAAATTTGTCCATGGATGGAAACTTAGATATCCAAATGGATACACTATTATATATAATAATATCAATACCTTATATAAATATTTTCCAAACGGAAACATCGCTGTTTCCAAATCGATACAGCCAGTTTATAAATTCCCTGCATCTTGTACCTAAGCCAGTGGCATACCACAACATATTGTATTCATTTTTTATTTCATCTTGGCATATGGCTTGCAATATAAATAGATAGTTGTCAATTAATAATTCTTTATATTTATTGACAATAAAGCTTGACAAGTAATTTATTTTTATGCTATATTTATCTTAAATCAACTAATAAAAAGGGAGATTAGAAATATGAAAACACACAAAATAATAACCGCAGGCGTTGAAAACATTATTTCAGATACAAAAGCAATCGAAATAATGGGAGCTGAAGAATATTATTTTTTCAGTAAAGACTCTGAAAAATTCAGTCGCACATCATGGGTTCAAGACGATGTTGAAATTTTTTTTACAAATTAATTTTTAAAAAAGGGAGATTAGAAATATGAGAATATTCAAAAAAGAAAATGAAATAACAATTTTTGAGGATGAAGAGATTGAAACCGTTAAGGCATGTGACGGGTTCACGCAGCCTGGAACATCTGAGCTAACAAATTGTTATGCCGAAGGGTGCTACTCTTTTGAAAATTCTGCATCTGAGTTTTCGCAAGACCTATATCAAGCAATCAATGAAAAATTTAAAAAAATCAGCCTTGAAGGTCTTGACTACTATCCTGATTATGACAGTCTCCAAACGTCGCAATCCCTTCTTAAATCAGGTCAATTCTTTCGCAAGTTGGTGGATCGAAAACAAAGAAACTGAACTTGACGATATTATTATGCTTGCTGAAGATCATGATGCTGAAGATATGCAAGATTTTTTAAATGCTTATAAAATCAAACAATAAATCAACCTGCCCTGTTCACGCTGGGCATAAAAAAGGAGATAAAAATGAAAAAAATAGAAATAGATAAAAAAGGATTAGATGCCCTGCATGCTCAGGGATTTACACATTTTGTATTTTTGTCAAAAATCGCACCCGACGGGATTGAGTTCGCTCACATCCCAGGACACTGCACAGCCAGCTTTGGGTTATGGGCTGACCTGAAAGAAATTGATCTTGACGGGGACAAGGGTAGGAATGTCAAGGGCATTCTGTGGGATGCAGACGAATTGCCGGCAAGGAACAGCCGGTTTATCCCTTCCTTTTTTAAAAAGGGTTGCATCTTCACCCGTGCAGGGAAGATCGCAACATCTCAGGATTTACGACCAGAATCAGAGCCGGAAGTTCCTTGGACGGATGAAGAGGAAGGCTGGGAATAAAAAACACGGCTGAGCATCACAGCCAAAACAGAAAAAAGTCCTTGATGCTCCTGATATCAGGAAGGCCTACAAAAATCGTAGCTAATTTTATTTAAAACCCCCAGACCTAAGCAAGTCAATAAACTGCTTGAAAGGGAATAAAATGAAAATTGACCTAAGTTTAAAAAACGCAGCTCTTTACACGGGCTGCAAAATTGAAGAGGTAGCGGGGAGGTTGAATCTGAC